CCCTAGCCTCGGCACCGACGTGCTCAATAAGGTCCCCGCCGCCCCTTATGCCACCATTACTCATCGCCTGGCGCCTCACGTCGCCGCCCCCCTTGGCCTGCAGACCACCTCCCAAGCCGAAGGTGACTTTCTTTTCGCCTCCAAAGCCCCCCCTGACGTTCCTATACTCGTCACGTCTGAACGGTTCGCTCAGACCAAGACTGCAGGTGGCGCTAAGGCCTACTGCACTCCTGGTTCCCAGGGTCTCAACTGTCTCGGCGATTACTGCCTGGATCTCGCCGGCATGAGCAATACCATGATGGAAGGTGCGGGTGTGGTCGGTCTAACACGTGGCACCCGGAACGTGTTCCTCTCAGTCGATCCGACCGCACAACCCCTTGGGGAGCTTAGCTGGGGCACCAGTACCATCCTCTCTGCCCTTGTTGCAGTGTCTGCGGCTTACGACTCCCCGATCGTGGATGAGGTTGTTGATCGCGACCGCCTCGTCGCACGTCGCTTCGCTGAGCACGTCCGGCAGTGTGTGCCCTCTCTCAGGCTCACAGCCCCCCCCTTGGCACTGATTGGTGCCCTTTCTGATGGGTTACCCTCCGCCCAGACTGCCCCGGCCACTACTACTGCCGTAACCGAGGGCCTTCAGTTCTTCTACCCTCACTTCGGTCCTCTTCCTCGCGCACATGACGCTGAGGTGCCTCGTGCCCCTCTCCCTTGCCCCACGGGCCCTTCTGACCCCGTCCTCCTTTTCAAGGACGAAGAGTTCCCCGACTGCTTCTCCCGGGAGCTCCGTTATGGAACTAAGGTCTCACGTCAGCTCCCCCCACATAGACATCCCGGCGCTCTGCACCATCAACGCGGCGACTTCGCTACCGAACAGGCCTCTCTGGCTAAGCGCATCCACACTGCAACACCGGAACAAAATCATGCTTCTTTTTCCCGTCGCAGTACCTCCTCCCGGTTCGTCCACTTGAAAACAGGTTTCACCCGTGTCTTCCCGAGGTTCTCTCAAACGCGTGACATGACTGCTAGGCTTGAGGACTGCTTTGAACACGTCTTTGATTCTTGGGTACAGAAGCGCACTCTTGCTGGTATCCATCGCCACCTCCGCGTTGAGGCCGTGGACTGGGACCTCCACCAGACTCGCCTTTTCCTCAAGGCCCAGGTGGTCCGCAAGACCGAGAAGTGGATGGGCAAGGCCGCCCCAGGTCAGATCATTACCGAGTTCTCCTTCGTCAAGACCCTCCGCGATGCCGCGTATGCCCTGCTGATTGAACGGGTTGTCCTAGAGGAGTGTCCCGAGCATGTTTACCTCCATCTACGACGCTCAACCGCCGACCTGGAGGCCTGGTGCGAGACCCACCTCGCTGACTACGCGCGGTTTACTGAGACTGACTACACCGCCTGGGATTCCAGTGTCGATGCCCCTTTCTTCAAGTTCGATGCGTGGATCATGGAGCGACTCGGTATTCCTGGCGATTATATTGCCACGTATCTCGACGAAGCCGAGTCCACTCGCAGCTTCCGCGGCAATTTGCGCTTGATGCAGCATTCCGGTAACCGGTACACCTTCCTGTTTAACTGCCTCCGCAACCTTGCGTTGTCCAACCACACGTATGTCTTACGCAAGGCCCCCCAGGCCTATGGAGGTGACGATTCGCTGATCGCCGGCCACCCTACGGTTTCCTCGTCCTTTGATGCCTCTTCGTGGCTCATGCGCCCTAAGGTCCAGAGAACCGTACAGGGCCACTTGTTTGGCCACCTAATCGTTGGCGGGCAGTTGACCTATGATTATGAGTACATGCTCAACCGTCTGCGCGTGGCGATCACGGAACGTCCTCGTGACCGTGACTTCTTCCGGAGTTTTGCCGACCAAATGACCGCACTCCCACGTCTCGATTCGGTCGACTATGCGGTGTGTTTCGATCTTTTGGTCGACCATTGCCACCAACACCGCCTCCTGATTGACGGTGTGCCCCCCCCGGGACCTGAACGACCGCGTTTCACCCCTCAGTCTGTGTTCAGCGGTGTCCTGTCTGAGTTTTTCCCGAAGACGTGGGCGGAGTAGTCGTCTTCGCCCCCCCCTCGGCCCCCTGTTCATTCCGTTCTCCTCAAACGTAATTCCTCACCGCCCCAAGGTTGGCCTCTAACCTGTGTCCAGCACCACAACTGTGCTGGGTTCGCACCCCACAAAATTTGTCCCCC